TTACACTTCAACTAAATATCTACGGCGACCACTTGCTGTATCAAGTTCAAACGGTCGGCCTTGCGCGTCAATCAACTGACCACGACTATTGATAGGTCTACTATAGCCGTTCTTGGCGGGGTTAATGTTTGTTTTACCACCGTCGTAATCATCATACAATGCGCACGCTTTCTTTTCTTCGCCAGAAAGTTCGTATGCATACGTAGAAGTACTTGGCAGGTAGTCGCGCCACCTATCGTTCGGGCCAAAAAAAGTTTGCGCGTGTAACGTAAATCTTTCTTCCTGACCGGTGCGTTCCAACGCGTAATTTTTTGTAGCGGTCATAAGTTCTTCGTGTGTCGCGCCACGCTTCCTTGCAGTGCAGTACGCCTTGGCAGAACCTGACTTGTTTACCTTACGTGGGTACAACTTCCACAGGGATTCAAAGTCATCATCGTAAGAATTACGCTTCTTCTTTTCCGAAGAAGTATCTTTCTTTAATGTTCTTTCTATTAATGTTCTTTCATGTTGTAGGAGATTGGCGGCTAGGGTAGGGTCGTTTTGACGGCTACCTAGGGGTGTTTTAGCGGCTACCCCCTCCGAAGTTAGCGGCCACAAGTAGTAGAAATTACTGGTGTAAGAACCATCTTCACGGTGCCTACGGACTGTAGAAATAGCACCAATTTCAACTAATTCCTTGATAGAAGCATCAACCCTGTCAACGGAACAGTGCATTCGTTCAGCCAATAGCCTTCGCGAAGGCCAAGCGGCTTCGTTGCTACCTACATAACGGCTAAGTACACTAAAAAGACGGACTGAATATGGGCTAATTTCGGCGTCCAAAATCCATTCCGGGATGGTCGCATACCTGTATCCATGGATGCCTACGGTTTCGGTCACTTGGACAACCCCCGTTCAGCAAGGTCTTTAATAAGCCCACCCATAACACTGTCTCCTTCCTCAACATCCACACCATCGGTAACTGCGTTAACTACCTTCTTCTTATTTTCAAGCAGGTTATAGATAGTTTCATCAATAGTCTGCTGTGCAAGAAGGTACCACGCGGTAGCACCGTGCATATCGTTAGCACGGGCGTAACAACGGCTGACGCACTGTTCGTGAATGGCTGGGGTCCAGCCAAGTTCACAGAACACTACATCACTTGCGGCGGTCAATGTCAAGCCTTCGGAAGCGGCTGTCATATTAGCAATAAAAACACGGCAATCTGGGTCGCTTTGGAACTTATCAACTGCGGCCATACGGTCGTCGGCGGATACACCACCACGGATTTTGACTGCAACTGACTTGTAGCGGTCAAACAATTTTTCTACAAATTCGATGTGTTCAGCAAAGACAATTACTTTTTCGCCGTCACCTGATTCAAGGAAGTTGTCCAGCCACGCTGTAATGCTGTCGTACTTAATCTTAGATACGGCATCACGTAGCGCAGTAATTTTGACAAGATTTTCGGCGCGGGCCAAAGTAATTTTTTTCTGCCAGTAGGCGTCCGTGCCATCACTACCGTCTTCTTCGGCTAGTTCCTTGGCACGGTTGGCAAAGTATTCAACTACATCACGTTCAACTTCTTGGTACCAGTTCATCTGCTTGCTGTCAATCGGCAAGTACTGGACGGCATTGCGAAGTTCCGGTAGGTCTTCGTACACGTCTTTTTTGTTGCGTCGTACGAAACACAGTTCACGAAGTTTTACATTTAGTTCGGCGGTATTAAGTGCCACGTTACGTTTCGGTGCGTAGCGGTTCTTAAATCGCCACGACCCACCAAACGACGCTAGGTGACCGACCGCCTCTAGTTGCGGGATTAATTCATCGGGTCTATTCGTAATCGGGGTACCGGTTAGTAGGATTACAAAATCCTGCGGGTCCAACGACTTCGCTAGTTGCATCACCGCACCGGTGCGCTTCACCGTCCACGATTCAATCGGTTTAATTTTTCCCGCGCCACAAGTGTTGCACCGCGTAGCGTTAGAACGCACGGCTGTATTACACAACGGGCACTTCGTCTTCTTCACACCATTTTTTATGGCGTGGGATTCATCCACGATTAACGAATTAAAACCATGCCTAAGCATGTCACCATTACGTTCATAGCAAATGTCATAATTAACAATGATTACATCTGTTTCTTCTATGGTTTCAGACTTAGTTCCACTAAGGATGGAAACCCTTAATTTTGGGAAAAATTTTTGAATTTCCCGCTGCCAATTAAATTTTAATGTATTAGGACATACAACTACTACTGGGTAAGCATTTTCCGAAGCGACGGTGGCTATTGCTTGTGCAGTCTTACCAAGACCGGGCTGGTCACCGATGATGCCCTTACGCACCTTCTTCATGTAGGCGACGCCCGCCTTTTGATACGGCATAAGGGGTAGCGCAATGTCGGGGATTTCTATTTCCGCGTCCAACGACATAGACGCTTCACGCATGTCCATGTTGTTCTGAAGTACTTCAATTGCCTTTTCTTCAAGCATCTTGGAAATACTTAGGTTGTATTCAACCGCAAAATTCACCGCTTCGTACATGCTGGTAATGGCGCAACGCCATTCCTTGTGGTTAGCGTTCCACTTGACCCCAGGGATAAACATACGGATGGCTTCAATCATCCTAGGGTTGTAGTCAAAGCAAATAACTATTTCATCGCAGTCAACGGTAACCTGGAAGTGATTACGCGTGGAATTTGTGAAATATTTCCCATCGTCAGCACTAATGACTTCCTTGGGCATGCGGATATTCCACTTTTCGGCAAGCATTTTAAGTGCCGGAATTTGTGAAACTGGGAATACGTTGACTTTTTGTTCAGAATCCCAGCGACGGCCTTCGATTTGGCGACAGTCTTCCACAAAGGCTTCGGAATACCTTGCCCTTACGAAAACTTCTTCTTTGTCGACCCACGCTATGTTCAGTGTACTGAACGACGACATAAATTGGTTCATGGGTCAAAGGCTATCGTAAAAAAATCCCCCTGTCAAGTTGAATTTGAACATGGGTTCGTGTATAGTGTTGTTCTAACCGATAGGAGAACAAGTGGCAAAGAAAACGGCTACCCCAGAATTGCAAGCAATTATGGATGAAATCAATAAGCAGTTCGGTGCTGGGGCAATTATGCGCCTTAACAGTAGCGAAGTGCTTCCGGTGGAAGTTATTTCCACGGGCATTCTACCCCTAGACATGGCCTTGGGTGCCGGTGGTCTTCCAAAGGGCAGGATTGTGGAATTTTACGGACCGCCTTCAAGCGGTAAATCAACCCTTGCAATGCACGCTGTTGCTGAGGCCCAGGCTTTGGGTCTAACTTGCGCTTACGTTGACGCAGAACACGCTTTAGACCCCGTATACGCCAAAGCAGTGGGTGTCAACCTGGACGAATTATTGCTATCCCAGCCAAGTACGGCTGAAGAAGGTCTTGAAATTGCACTTCGACTGGTGGAAAGTGGCAAAATTGCCATGGTTGTCATTGATTCAGTGGCCGCTTTGGTTCCCCGAGCCGAAATTGAGGGCGAAATGGGCGACCACCATGTTGGCCTTCAGCCACGATTGATGGGTCAGGCACTGCGAAAATTGACAGGGGTCGTATCAAAAACGGGAACCATTGTCATTTTCATTAACCAATTGCGTGAATCCATTGGAAAAATGTACGGTCCTAGCGAATACACCCCTGGCGGAAAGGCTTTGCCCTATTACGCTTCGGTACGCCTAGATGTTCGCCGTATTCAGACCATTAAGAAGGGCGAAGATGCTACTGCTAACCGAACCCGTGTAAAGGTAGTAAAAAATAAAATAGCAGCCCCCTTCAAGCAGGCTGAATTTGACCTTGAATACGGTGTCGGTGTTCCAAAAGTAAATGCACTTTTGGACTGTGCCGTAGATGTTGGTATTTTCCAAGCACGCGGTGCATGGATTTACTATGATGGCGAACAGTTTGCAAACGGTAGGAATAAGGCCATTGAAAAAATCAAGGCTACCGAAGGTTTGTACGAAGAAATTTACAAGCGCGTTCTTGCTATGTCAGGAACCTTAACCTTGGAAGGGTTGCAAGTTGAAGACGCCGAATAAGAACGAAAAAAACGCAAAACTTGCGAACGAACGAACAGTTGTTCAAGCAGTAAAATTGTGGTACACTGAACATAACTACGGTCCAAGTTACCGTGATTTGTCAAAGAATACAGGTCTTTCAGTTGGAACTGTGTTCGCGGCTTGTCAGGAACTACGGTCTTTAGGTAT